ACGTTTGTTCGACAAACGTGGCTCTCGCTTTTTTATCAGCTTTTTGCTTTCGATAAAGTCGTATCGATTTTATTTTCGGGCTTTTGAGAGATCTGGACGATCTCGCTTCGTATGGATTCCATCTCTTCATTGTTTTCCGGGGCGAGTGCCTTCAGTGTGACGGTACTCTTGTCCGCATTCGTGAAAGGGGTATCCATGGATCTGGAGACCGCGCTGTAGGAGAGAGCCAGCTCCTTGCCGCCGTTTTTCGGTGTGATGACCAGACGGCCACCATCGATGCGGCCGGTGCCGGTGAGGCTGCCCGGTACTTCACGGCTGCCCTGCTGGACCTTATGGTCTACGGTGATGGTCTTGTCGTCATTCTGGGTGAAGGTGACGGTCTCAAGATTTCGTATGTGATCTCCGGACCAGTTTACACCGGCGTCCTGCACGCCCCACCATGTCCCCTGCCATGGTCCGCCATTGGCAAAGTGGAAATAGGCAAATGTACCGCCGCCAATGATCAGCACGATCGCGATCAGGATCATGACCACGTATTTCTTCATTCCTGCGCTCCCCCGTTCTCTTACGTCTAAAATATTTTCTATTATACTATAGGCGAATAGGAAATAGCTAGAGGGGACGGGGAAACGTATCGGGAAGGCATGGGGAGGCCGGCGGGCAGAAGATACGGACGGGGCCTGTCATCTTCCCCGCACCCCTTTCCACACCCCATACACATCTGCGATCGCCCAGCCGATAGGGATGGAGAGCCAGATGCCGGTGACGCCGAAGAGGGGGAGGGCGGAGAGGGCATAGGCAAGGATGACGCGGCTTCCTAGGGAGAGGATGGTCAGGATGACGCTCATACCGGGCCTTTTGATGGCGCGATAGTAGGCATACAGCATGGAGAGGATACCGATGCCGATGTAGCAGGCCCCTTCGATACGGAGGTAGCCTGCGCCGATCGCGATGGTTTCTGTCGCTGTCCTCGGGACGAAGAAGGCCATCAGCTCAGGAGCGAAGGCATAGATGATGACGCTCGTGAGGAGAGCGAAAGAGACGACCATCTTTGCCGAGGCGATGACGCACTCTCTGATGCGCTTTTGATCTCCGGCGCCATAGTTCTGCGCGATGGCTGTCGAGAAGGCATTCCCGAAGTCCATGAGGGGGGAGTAGGCCAGTGTGTCGATCTTGACGCCGGCAGCGAAGGCGGCCATGACGATGGTGCCGAAGCTGTTCACGAGCCCCTGCACGAGAAGGATGCCAAAATTCATGATGGACTGCTGGAGGCTGGTCAGAAGCGAGAGTCGAGAGATGTCGCGGAAGATGGATGGATCCCAGCGGCGGTATTTCTTTTCTACCAGAAGATCTTTTCGATAGAAAAGGCAGTAGCAAAAGATGCCGAGACCGGAAGCGTACTCAGCGATGACGGTCGCCTCGGCCGCGCCGGCGACGCCTTGCTGGAAGACCAGGATGAAGAGAAGGTCGAGCGCGATATTCAGGAGGGCGGAGACGATGAGGAAGAGGAGCGGGATGAGTGAGTTTCCCACGGCGCGCAGGAGGGCGGCAAAGTAGTTGTAGAGGAAGACGGCGATGATGCCGGAGAAGATCCATAGGAGATAGTCACGGAAGTAAGAAGCGACGTCTGCGGGGATCTGCATGAAGCGGATGATCTCTTCCAGAAATACATAGGAGATGGCATTCAGGAAGAGCGAGAGCGCGCCGATGGAAAGGAAGGAAATATAAATGGACTGCTTCATGCGTGCTGTGTTCTTTTGTCCGTGGCAGATGGAGAAGTAGACGCCGCTTCCCATCGTGAGGCCGATCAGGATGGAGGTGATGAAGATCATGAGCGTGTAGGCGCTCCCGACAGCGGCGAGAGGGGCTTCGCCGAGGAATCGTCCGACGATCAATGTATCGACGACATTGTAGAGCTGCTGAAAGATATTGCCGGCCATGAGGGGCAGAGAAAAAAGCAGTATCTTTTTTGAGATGCTGCCTTGGGTAAAATCGAGATCTTTTGTCATGAAGGCTCCTTAGGAAACAGGGATCTTGAGGCTCTATCAGGGAAAGTCTGACAGGAGTGCGGCGCATACATAGAGAAGCGCCGCGCGTCGTTGAACGGGGTGATGCCTCTTTTGCCTTATTATGGAGCGTGCCGCGATGAAATGCAAGAGGAAGAGGGCGGGATATCGTTGATTGTTATGCGCCGCACCTTTCCCTTTGAACCTATAGAACCCGATGAACCTTTTCCAGTCGTAATTAAGGGACGGCACGCTCCATGGGCGAACCCCGAACCTTTTCTCTATGTTATAATAAGGACGATATTATGCCATACGGTATTTAGATGTATATACGTACCCCAATTACATTCTATAGGGGTATCTAGGGTATTTATTACTGATTGTCTTTCATCGTAGTATCCGATAGTAGCATACTACAAATCATTTCACTAGCTTCTTTATCTTGCTGCGGAAGGGCATGTGTGTACCTGTTTAACGTGATGGATACAGATGCGTGACCTAGGCGAGTAGAGACGGTCTTGATGTTCACACCTGCCATGATAAGAAGGGTGGCATGGGTGTGTCTTAGATCGTGGAAGTGAAGTGGTTTGTCTATGCTACTTACTTTCTTTAGCGCATTAAAGTAGTACTGTATATCACTATTAGCAATTAAAGTCTCATTCTTAGTGTGAAAGACAAAACTGTTTTCATCTTTATGGGGAAGAGCCTGTAGTATCTCAATGAGTGATGTAGACACATGTATTCTCCTTACAGAGGCACGTGTCTTAGGCGTTGTGAGAGTTGCCCCTTTCCCTGCACTGTCTTCTACACTTGCTTTTATATAGATGGTGTCTTTACCCAGTGCTTTGTACTGTAAGGCACGCAGCTCTCCTTTTCTCATCCCTGTCTCTAAGGCAGTACGTATCAGAGGGTAGAACCATATTGGAGCTTTCATCTTCTTAGCTTTTAATAGAACATTTGTACTCTCTTCTTTCGTTAAGACATGCATTTCTGTCACAGTGTGATCTACCTGTGCCTTGATACGCATGCTGTCTTCTACAGGGTTCTCTATAATGAGTTTTTCCTTTCTTGCTCCTTCAAAGACACTTTTCAATAGGGCGTGCCTTCCTCGTACAGTGGCAGGGGAGAGTGTCTGTAGCAATGTTAGGAGCAGCGTGTTGACGTCTGAAACTGTTATGTCTTTCATCACTTTGTTGCCAAAATCAAGACACTGCATATTACTCTCATAGTTTCTGTATGTCTGTGGTTTAAGTGTTGTCTTTTTCATCATTAACCATCGTTCACTATACTGTTTGAATGTAAAAAGCATCTTAAATGTATTACTATTGCAGACTATACTTTTATTGTTAATACAAAAAAGAAAGTAGCAATGACAGGGAAGGTCTGGGATACTGGCAGATGGAAAGACACACAGGGTGCACTCTTTAATGTTAAGAGTGGGCAGTATGGCAGAACATATGCTTGTATTATCAATGATGTAACGATTGCCACTTACACGACACCGGATGGATCTAATGCTTCTGATAGTACGAAGGTAGACGTAAACTGGATTGCTGAACAGCTTGCCACTTCTGCAAAAAGCAATGGGTGGACAGTAGAAACTGGGGATAGCTGGTTATATGTAAAGAAAGCAGGGACTACCATTAAGACCGTTAAGATTAAAGATGGGTACAATGGTATGTCTATGTTTGGTATTTATCATGCTGTACAGAACTTTAACAATCTGCCACGTTCTGCTCCTAATGGATTTACAGTACAGGTAAAAGGGGCAACGAATGTAGCGGATGATTATTATGTCAGATATGACGGAGACACACAGCTTTGGACAGAATGTGCAAGACCAGAAACACCTACTACTCTTGATTCTTCTACCATGCCTCAGGGACTGGTAAGAAATGCAGACATGTCTTTCACCCTTAAACCTTTGGAGTGGGATGATAGAGATGTAGGTGATGAAGATTCTAACCCAGAACCTTCTTTCGTTGGAGCAACTATCAATGATATTTTCTTTTACAGAAACAGGCTTGGGCTTATTTCGGGAGAGAATGTCATTCTGTCTAGGTCTGCATCTTTCTTTAATTTCTGGTTTGCTTCTGTAGTAGACATGCAGGACACTGATCCTATTGATTTAGCAGTATCTCATAACAGTGTGTCTATCCTCTATCATGCTGTTCCATTTGATGAAGAGTTGCTCCTCTTCTCGAATGATACACAGTTCTTACTTAGAGCAGATGGTGTATTGTCTCCTAAGAATTGCTCTATAACAGAAGTCACAGAGTTTACTTGCAATCCATATGTGCGTCCAGTAGGTGCAGGAAGACGTGTCTATTTTCCTACAGAACGTGCAGAGTTTACTACGATCAAAGAATATTTCACGATTGAAGACACCACCAATTTGAAAGATGCACAGGATGTAACGTCCCATGTGCCTTCTTTTATCCCGAATGGTGTGTATAAAATTGTGTCTTCCAATACAGAGAATGTTTTAGGATTCTTTACTATTGGTGCTGAATCAAAAGTATATATTTACAAATATTTGTTTGTAGATAACAGCAGATTACAGTCCTCTTGGTCTTACTGGGAGTTCAATGGTGCCCGCATTCTTGGTGGTGGATTTATCAATTCTACATTGTACCTTGTGTTTGATAGACAAGGGATGATTACTCTTGAAAGTGTCTCCTTTACGTATAACACGAAGGACTATGAAGAGTATGAACCATATCGTGTCTTTATGGATAGAAAGGTTGTTTTACCTGCCATTACTTCAGATGCTTATGATGATATTGAAGGACGGACTAAGGTAGATATGAAAACCATGTATGGAGACACTCTGAAAACAGGTGTGTCTTACGGACTGGTAGACAGCAAAGGCTTTTTCCGTAAATGGACACCAGAAGAAATGGTAGATGGCAGATACGTCTGGTTGCAAGGAAACTGGGTAGGTAGGCGTTTCATTGAAGGAGAATTGTATAAATTCAAGGCAAAGTTCTCTGAGGTTATGATTCGTAAACAGGATGACAATGGTGTCACTGCATACACAGAAGGAAGATTACAGCTTAGGAATTTCTGGGTGAACTATGAGAATTGCGGATATATCAAAGCCATTGTTGAATGTTTTGACAAAGAGACATATGAATATGTGATGACTGCACGGCTTTTAGGTTCTGGTAGAAACAAAATTGGACTTACAGCATTAGAGACAGGACAGTTTAAGTTCCCTGTACAGTCTTTGAGTTCTAATTGCTCTATTAGTATAGAAACAGAACTTCCTATGCCTGTAGCATTGATTGGTGCAGGGTGGGAAGGTGTTTACTATAAGAGAGCTACTAGAGTGTAATTCTGATTGGAATATCAAAGCGATTGGAACAAAAGAAATCTGGGATATTTGTAATGCACTACGTAGAGAAGACAAGAAAGAAATCATGATGAGTAGCAATCGTGCTTCGTATGATATGTGCATTGTTGATCTCGTAGTACATTATGAACATCCAGTTTACAAGATTACATACAAAGACAAGGCAGTTGGGATTGGTGGTCTGTACAAATACAGAGGAAAAGGCGTGATTTGGCTCTGCTTTACTCCCGAGTATGCTAGACACAAACTCAGCTTCTTACGATTCTCAAAGCAATTACTGCCTAGACTTCTGAAAGCATATGGTGTCTTAACAAACGTAGTTTGGACAAAGAACACAACGCATGTAGAATATCTGGATTGGCTTGGTGCTACATGGACAAAGCTGGACGATGATTTTTCTGTTTTTGAGTTAAAAGGAGATGAAAGTAAGTAATGTGTGGATTCGCAGGAATGGCAGCTGCAGTGGTGGGATTGAAAGGCTTGCAGCTTAGACAACAGAATAAAGCTAATGCACTGGCATATCAGGCGCAAGCAAATGATACTATTTATCAGATGAATGGCAGTCTGGTGAACTATGAACAGGAAAGACAGGATGCATATGATGAAGCTGTTACTTCTATTATGAAAACTCAGCAGAATGCATTACAGCTCAATTCACAGGTACAGGCAGCAGTAAATGAAGACATGGCTGGTGGCGGGAGAACTGCTGACCAGATCATGCGAAGTTCTGTTGGAGACACTGCTAGAAATGTAGCTTCTATTCAGGATAACTATTTACGAAAGAGCAATGAGATTGATTTGAACAAACTGACTACATTGAAGTCTACACAGCGTATAGTGGCGTCTTATAAGGAAGCTGCTAAACCGAATAAGAAGGCAGACATTCTGTCTTTGCTGGCAACAGGAATGCAGACGTATGATGCATATCAGAATGTAAAAATAAATCGTAAGACAGGGGGATAGAAGTAATGGCAACAAATGTAGCGAATGCCGTAGGTACACAGAGACAGTTTGCACCTCAGGTCCGAGATACATACCAGAAGCAGCTTATTGTTCCTTCTGGAAGTACGACAGCAGGTGCAGGATCTAAAGCAGCAAGTCTTGCAAAAGCACTTGGGGTGCTGGGAGACACTATCCTTAGTCACATGTCACAACAGGATGCTAGAGATGAAAAGTACGGCAAATTCATGGCAGAAGTGATTAAGAATGACCCGAACAATGCAGGAAAGATTCTGACTTCTTCTCAGCAGATGCTTGCTAACTCTAATCATAAAGAGCTGTTAGACAATCCCTATACTATGGCTGCCCTAGATAAGTATCGTGGCGAAAATGCAATTCGTGATATTCGTAACAGATACGATCAGGACGTTGTAGCCAAAGAGGGTGAATGTCAGACAGCAGGGGAAGAAAACGCACGATGGCTGAACTTTGTAGAAGCACATAGACGTGAATATAACATTGGAGAAGATTGGGAAAAGGCAAATGAAGACGCACAGGTCACAGGAGATTCTGCGCCTAATAGTGCATCTGCTCTTGGGAGTATCAAACCTATTTCCAGTTTTCAGCACAATGGAGATTCTAAGTTCTTTGCTCTTGGGTTCTATGAAAACATGGACACGTACACTCAGAACAATATCAATAGGCAGATGGCAGAAGCAGGGAAGAATAGAGAAGCGATTCGCTCTGCTTCATTTACTGCCAAACTGTCAGACATAGGAAGTGCAGAACATGTGTCTCAGACCCCTATTGAGACACAGGTAGAAGAACTCAAACAGGCATGTACTGATTATGAAAATGCAGGGGGTTCTTTCTATGCCATGCTTCCCATGCTGTCTAAGGCTATTGATGAACGTATTGCGAACAATGGTGGTAAGGATTTAGACAAAATCTTTGAAGCGAGTGTCTATACAGACGTGAACGGAAAAGAGTGGAAGCTGAAAGAACTTCTTCCTTATGAAGATTTCCATGGTTCTGGAATTGCTATGGACGGAGCACTTAGAGAAAAGTACATGGCAGATATTGTTGATGGTCTACAGAAATGTACATCTTTGGATGAGTTTGATAAAAAGGTAGAGCAGATTAAGAAAGACAATCCTCATATTGCTGCTGTCATGGCACAGAAGAGTATGTTCACCTCTATGCGTGAAGATAAGCGGAGAGAGATTGAATACCAGAGCAGAGTAAGATCTTCTGGGCGTTCTGGGGCAGTAGGGAAAGCAGCTGCCGTGGTATTGGATAGTGCAACACAGCAGAACATTTCTCAGTGGTTTAGTGCTTTATGTAAAGGCAATTCTTATGGCGGTGGTTCTCCTATCACGGCACCATTACAGAAGAGTGTGCAGAACGCAGATGGGAGTGTGTCTAAGAAAGCATTGACAGAACAGGAAGTCATTGGGGCAGGGCAGACACTCTTGAAAGGGATTCTCTCTTCATTTTCTAATGGAGAAATTGATCTAAATGAATGTGTTAGACAGGAAGGAAAACTGCTTACTGCTCCTCAGATGAAAGCATTTAAGAATAGTTTGAATTTTGCTGTCAACTCTTCTCTTATGGATGCTATGAATATTGATTGGGATACAGCAACGTACAATACCCCAGCATTGCAGAATATTCAGACGGCTCTTGATATCTATCATGCAAACCCAGCACTGGCAGGTTCTGTATTCAATAGTAGCACTTTACGTGACATTTCAGCTTTGTCTTCCTTGTCACAGGTAGAAGATGGGATTTCCTATCATTCTGAAGAGGGATTTGATGGGTTGAAGAAGGCAATGCAGCTCTATGGTAATGTGTATCAGCAGGAACATAATGAAGACACAAAAGACATTATGGAGACACGTCTCAATGATGCTATGTCTAATGCAGACAACACAGCAATGCAGATAGAGACGATGGGAACAAATGCAGATGGTTCGCCTATCTTAAATGGTGTCTATGGTGCCAATGATCCTAGCCTTCGTGGAAAGATCAGAAATCTGGCAAAAGTCTATATCTACAATGGAATGGATGGAGACGAAGCAGTAAAACAGGCAGCTGACCAGATTAGAGGACAATACTTTGATTATCATGAAATGGGGTTAGACTGTATTATTCCTAAAGACTTCTTTACAGGGGTAGATCAGGATAACTATACAGACAAGGGAAGATCTGCTCGTCTGGCTATCAAGAATATGGTGTATTCTTTTGATTCCCCAGAAAGTGTGAATATTGTCTATGATCCATCTACTAATGTTCTTGGATTTATGAACAGCAGTACACAGGAACAGAAGTATTTCTCTCCAGATGAATTTTCTGCTTATGTGAATGACTTGCTTACCCCAGACCCAGATACAGGTGTGTCTGAAATGGATAACCTTGTAGCAGAAGAGCAGGGGCAGTATGAAGAAAGACACCACTGGATTACTGAAGATGAAGTGGAAGATAACCCAACAGAAGTTTATAGTGTAGTGAATTACAGATAATTTAAGTGCAGAAAGAGAAATGACATCTGAGTATAATTCAACGGATATGCCAGAGGATTAAAAGAAAGGAGTAATGATGGATAATTTACATGCGTTCCTTGAAGGGATTGCAAGTGTTGAATCTGGGGCGTACAGCAGAGAAGATTCCTATTATGCTGAGGGCGTTGTAAATAAAGATGGTCAGAGAGCGTATGGACGATACCAGTTTCTTCCCTCTACTTATCGGGAACTTTCTGAAAAAGCAGGATTGCTCAATGAAGATGGTTCATTAGATTGGAGCCCCGAGACACAGGATGCCGTGGCTGCATATTGGGCTGAGGATTTACTGTCTAGGTATGATATGGAGCATGCAGCTAGAGCGTGGCTTGGTGGCGAAGGCAATATAGATAATGAAGGGTTAGCAGATGCTAATGGCAAGACAATAGGAGATTATGGGCGTGAAGTAGCATCATATGCAGCATCCATGCTTGGTGAAGAGTATTCTCCTATCACTGCTGTTGGCTCTATTCCTGTAGACAGACAGGGGCATTCTAGGTATGGTCATGAATATATTCCAGATGCTCCTGCTCCTATGGAAGAGCGTGACCCCATTTCCAGATTTGTGGATGCTGCTGATGATGCAATTCTTGATAGTGGTGTCACATCTTCTCTGCGTTATCTTTGGTCATGGATTAACCCAGCTGTCAGAGGGAGTGTGTCTATACCTGGGTTTAGTACCCCTTATACACCCAGTGATGAGGAAATTGACTATGTAAAGAAGCTGATGCCTAATGACCCTACAGCACAGAACTTTGTACTGACTAATTCATATTCGCAAGACCACCTGTTTATGTTGGCTGCTATGAAGAAACAGGATTATGATCGGGCAGTACGTCTCGCACAGGATGAGCAGATGCAGGGCTATAACATCGCTGGCATTGCAGGTTCTTTAGCTGGTGGGATGCTTGAACCAGTGAACCTTGCTCTCATGGCTACAGGACTTAGCGAAGGGGCGCTTATTGCAAAAGGTATCAAATCCGTGGCAGGCGGTATCGGTGCTAAGTATCTTGGTGGCGTTACTGCTGATACTATGGTAGGACAGCTTGCAAGAATGTTTGGTACTAATGCAGACAAACTCTCTATGTTTGCTAAATCTAAGGTAGCACGAATGGCAGCTAATGCAGCTACAGGTGCATCTATGATGGGGTTAGACAGAGCGTTGTCTAACAAGTATGGGGGATTTGAAGCAAACTATGCACAGTACATGGTACAGGCAGCAATCCTTGGCAATGCGTTTGATGCGATGCGTACTGTTAAGGGAGTATTACCTAAATCTAAAACTCTTCAAAAAGTATATGGACACTTGAACCGTAGTGAAGACAACATGCTTACTGGGGCTTTTGGCATGAAACCAACAGACACCCTAAAGAAGCGTGTCAATACTGAACTGAAACAGATCAGTGAATCTACGGAACTGGAAGATGTGAAGTTGTCTGGTAAAGAAGCAAAAGAGAACAAAGTCAAGAAAGACAATCTGAAACTGACTGGCAAGGTGACGGAAGAGACAGTACCTTCTTCAGGTATCAAAGCAAAAGCAGCAAAACCTATTGACACCATGAGACGTAGACTGAAACTCAAAGTCAAGGAAATGAAAGAGATGGGGCTGAATGATGTTGGTAAAGGATGCTTTATTCTGTCTAGCAATCAGGCAACAGCTTTTGCGACTAAACACGGTATCAAGATTACTAATAGACAAACAGCTTTCACAGTTCCTGGTACAGGACAGTATGTCATTATCGGAGACAGAGTAGCATCTAAACGTGCCCTTGCGGATGTAGTTAGAGATATGCATACACAGACAACAGGGTTACGAGATGTTATTGGTTCGGCTTACAAGGAGATTCTTAGAGATAAGAAGGTAAATGTAAACAGTCGTACCAGTATCTATGACCTTTTGGAAGATAAGAATTGGGATTTACACAACTATACAGTACGCAAAGTTTTAAGTCTCGCTAGAGCAAATATCTATGCGTTACGTGGTATTAAGACGAAAAAGCCCAAAGATGCGACACTCTTGAAGTGGGTAAAGGCTTCTGCGTATGAACAGAAGTATAGAGACACCCCTATCAAGGTATCCCCAGATGGTACAGCGTACATTTACGACACTGCTTTTGATAAGGATAGCCCTGTCAACTTCCATGCTGAAATGATGTGGGATAACGAGCAGAAAGAAGTGGATGACTGGATGCATCGTTCATTGCCTCACTGGTTCCCTACGCGGCTTGGGAAACATCTGGAAGCAGGTGGGCTGTTTAAGACAATCTATGGCGTACTTGGTCATTCAAGACTTCTTGCAGTTCGTAGCTTGAATGATTTTCTCTTTGAACCAACACGAGGAAGAATTGCAGCACGAGCTAATCCTGTTGTCGGTGAACGTATCAAACAATATTTACAGCAACGGGTAAAACCAATGCTCAATGATTATTATGATGCTAGAAATGCATGGCTACAGAAGAATAAATTCTATAAATTTCAGGGGCAGTATAGACTGGAATTTGATAGACAGGTGCAGCAGTGTTTCAATGCACAGTATGCAGGAAACAAAGCTGGGTTGTCTCCGAATGAAATGATTTGGGAGCCAGAGGTCATCAAAGCAGCAGATACTCTTAAAAAGATCAGAGAAGGGTGTCTCACCATGATGCAGGAAGATTCTCAGTTTCATGGTGGTGGTGGTTACGGTAGTTATATTGATAAAGACTGGAAACCGCTTGATCTTGAATTTACTCGTAAAGTAGACAATGAGATGCTGACACGCCTTGTAGACTTCATGGATGGTGACACTGAGACATGCATGAAAAAGATGTATGAATATGCTCAGATGGCTTGTAAGAGGGATGTTGTCAGAAAGCAGATGGAAGCAGATGCAAAAAGACGATACCTCAAAGCTCACAAAGAATGGGAAGACAAAATGTTTGGTGGGCGTGTTCCTGAACCAGAATTTAGAGAGACAAACAAACGATCTAAACAAGGTAAAGCTCTTAAAGATGCTGGTTATCAAAAGACAGTAGGAAAGCAGAAGGAGATGGATACTTCTGGTTTTCCAGAAGAACCGCAGCTTGAAAAAGTCACTAAGGCTATGGTAGAGGAAGAGATTGATAAAAGATGTAAGGCTTGGGCTAGGGGTGTTATTGACCAGAACGCCAGTGAGACATGCTTCTCTGGTGGTAAATATGGTGTAGGGATTCCTCAGTTCTTGAAATCCAGACTTCCTATGGATACGACAGTACGCATGCCTATTGCAAACAAAGCAGGGACAACGCTTGATTTCTCATTTGATTCTCATCTTCGCGATGTAAATACAGACAGAATTATCAATTCCTACATTGATCGTGTCTGTGGTGAAGTGGCTGTCTTTGATTCCATCGGAAATTGGAGACAAACTGGTGTTCTTGATGATGTGGCAAAACAGCTTGAATTAGGCATTAAAGCAGGGAAGATTACTAAGTCAGCAGCAAAGGAACAGAAAGACGCCTTGGTAGAAGGGATGTCTAGGTTGCTCTCTACACATGTAGACACAAAGCCTAAAACCCTCTGGGATGCTTTCTCTGAATTGTTCAGAACTAAATCCTATGCAGACGTTGGTGGACAGATGTTCATGGCACAGCTTGGTGAATTTGGTTCTGCAATGGCATATGCAGGAACTCGTGTTCTGTATAAGTCCATTCCAATCCTTAGACAGATGAGACGTGCTATGCTCTCTGCATCTGAAAAAGAACTGGAAGATTTTGCAAAAGAAGCACAGGTAAGATTGTATGGAAGAGAACTGAATATTAGATTCTGGGATAGGAACTCTGATTATGAAGCACGGTCTTTTAGAGACGCCCTTGGTTATTCTAGTGTCTGGGGAAAGAGACTTGATAAGGCACAGGAGACAATGAAGATATTCTCCAATGTTACATCTACTATGAATCAGCTCCCTAAACTGACAGACTGGATGATTAGACAAACTAGGGAAAGTGGCTTCATTGATGCTATCAAATGGGCTAGAGGAGAAAAGATTTCCAGTACTCGTGATCCATTCAGCAAATATTTATTGGATGCAGCACATGTACAGGATGTAGACAAACTGAAAGCACACATCAAAAAATATCTTGATAGTGGCAAATTTGACCCAGATGTCTTTGACAAATGGAGAAAAGAAGACCATCAGACTTTCTTTGAATTTAGAAATCTGCTTGAAAACTACAGCAGACGTGGTATTCAGCAGATGTCTATCGGGAACACCCCTCTCTTGAAGGAAAAGAACTGGTTTACTAAGCTGTTGTTCCAGTTCAAAGATTATTCTCTTCGTGCCGTTAATGACCAGACACTCAGGGCTTTGTCTTCTCGTCAGATGGATGATGCACTGGCTGCACTAGCTTCAATGGGAACGAACTGCATGTCTTATATGGGCTTGGTGTATCTTAGAGCGGTGGTGAAATACCCTAATGATCCAGAAGGAAGAAAAGAGTACATTGCTAAACAGTTGACACCAGGTAGACTTGCATGGGCTGCTTTCTCGCGTGGGGCTATCACTGGCTCTATCCCTTCCTTTGGTTCAGACATCTATGAGATTCTGACTGGTACGCCTATGATGCGTACTACAGTAGATAACTCTTCTAAGACCTCAGGGACAGGGAAAGATATGAAAGCAGGTTCTATTGCAGGGCGTGCAGTAGATCAGATGCCAGCTGTCTCTTCTACTATCAATCCGATTTTAGGGGTTGGAGAAAGTGTCTATAACTCTACAGTGGGGGATGGCATATCACAGGAAGATATGGCAAATATTATGAAGACTATCCCATTCAATGGATTCTGGGGCATGACACTTCTTGCATCTGAAATTAGAGATGCCAGCGGTGTAAAGAAACGAAAAGAGATGAATAAGGAGAAGAAGCAGCGTGAACGCAAGAACCGCTATAAGATTGGTGCTGATTCTGGGAACAATCGCAATGCAAATTCTGATATTTCTTCAATCATGAATGTTAAATAGTAAAGGAGCTTAACTTTGGCTAAAGAAAGAAAGGCTTCTGTAATGTATGAAGGGAATGCTAGTCAGCTTGTCTATGCATTCCCTTTTGATTATTTACGGAAGAAGTTTGTAAAAGTAGAAGACATCTATACCAATATTACAGAGCTTACTATGGGTGTAGATTATACGGTGGAAGACAAACAGGTACGGCTTGTGAAAGGGATTCCACTTGGGCATTCTGTTAAGATTTATCGTGAGACAACTACTGCTCCTCTGGTAGAATGGCAGGATGCTTCTGTACTTAGAAGTGCAGACTTGTCTTTACAGGAAGTACAGCTCTTGCATCTTGCGGAAGAAACAGCTGATAAGGTCTTTGATTCTGGGATGTCTACTGCGTATGATAACCCTAATTGCTGGGATGGACAGTATAAAAGAATTATCAATGCTCTTGATCCTATTGAGGATGGGGATGTTGTAACTCTTAGATACATTAAAGCTAATCAGGACAGTCTATTAAATCAGCTTAAAAACACAGGAGCAGCTCAGAACGCTTCTATTATGGCTACTGGGGATGCTCAGAATGCTCGTTTAACTGCTACAGGAGACAATCAGAACAAGCGACTGACCACTACAGGAGATACCCAGAACACTTGTTTGGTGACTATTGGTAATTCCTATGTTAGCACTATGACCACTTTGAAAGACACTACTACTACTAAGGCTACTGAAGCTAACAATAGTGCAGATCTTGCTAAGAAGTGGGCTGTGTCTACTTCTAGTCCAGATGGGGCTACTGACAGTAAGTCCTCTAAGACTTGGGCTGAGGCAGCTAAGGTGCTTGCTGGTAATGCAGCTGCTTCCGCTAGTGCTGCTCAGTCTAGTGCAGATTCCAGTGCATCTTATGTAGCTACTGCTTCTTCTAGTGCAAACGCAGCAAAGCAAAGTGCATTATCAAGTGCTAATAGTGCATCGGCAGCCTCTTCTAGTGCTTCTAATGCAGCTACAAGTGCTTCTAATGCAAAACTCAGTGAGACTAATGCAGCTAATAGTGCAAAGGCAGCAGCAGCTAGTGCGGATAGAGCAGCTATATTTGATCCTTCTAGCTACTATACGAAGACAGAAACTTACACTAAAGCAGAAGTTGACAATAAGATCAGTAATATTGATTTGAGTCAGTATGCTACTACAACTTATGTGCGTACAGCTATCGCGTCAGCAAGAGCATCTATTGAAGCTAATATTCCTACAAAGACCTCTCAGCTGACTAATGATAGTGGATTTGCAGTAATCAGCAACGGACACCTTGTTATTAACGGAAGTGAGCTGTGGATAGAATGAGTGATCTTGGTGCAATTTTTCATGTCAAAAAGGCTGGGGTGCAGTATGATGCTCATGCCTATACGACCACAGATGAATGTCCTGAACCGAACTTGAAGATTAAGTTCAAGGGGTCTCCAGCGTACATTAAGCTCGAAGCTAAGGGTAGTGGGGATGTACCTTGCTATGTCAAAAAGAGGGACGGAGGGGTCTTTCAGGTAAAGAAAGAAGCAGGAACTCCAACTGGGCATACTATTATAGATGTTGCGGGTACATTTACAGTTCCTTCGGGAATACATGTTATTGAGTTATATGGTGATTTTAACACTATATATTTAGGAGTAACTCCTAACACAACACATTCTATTTACATAGATATAATTCAACAGGGGCATGTACGCTTTGATATACAGGTGGGGTGTACCTCACATAACAAAGTCTATATAAATGATGATTTTTTCTCGGAGGAGGAGGAACCTAGCTCGAATATACGGATTTCTTGGTCTCCAGAAATTAACAAAATAACTCCCACTGTAACTGATTATAACTAAAAGGAAAGGTGATTATCATGTTCGCTTATCCACCAGCACCCCCAGCTATCAATAGCTTCGGAGGTGAAGTAAATGATGTAGAGGAAGTAAGGAGAGCTAGAGTAGACCCTTGTGGCTCTCTCACTTTCTTCATTTCTAAAAAAGAAAACAGGGTCTATGTAAAGTACATTGATCTTAGTGGTCTTCCTGTTATTGAAGTATACGAAAAAGCAAAAGGGCAGGAAGAAAGTTTGAATGAAAGGTTAAAGACACTTGAAGAAAAAGTAGATACATTGATTGCTAAAAGCAAAGGAGACTAATCATGAACACTAACATTGAAACAGCTCTTATGTCATTGATAGGTAGTGATCCACGCTTCCAGAGGGCAATGACTATGATGCAGGGGAAGACACCAGCGGAAAGGCAGCAGATTGTCATGAACATGATTTCTACACAGGGTATTCCTCAGACACAGCTCGCTCCTCTTATTTCCGATATAAAGCAGAAATTTGCTATGTTTGGTATTCAGCTCTGAGCGTACGGCAGAGTTGATATATACAGTTCTCTTCTTATTTTTACGAAAGGAATGGTGATTCTATGGAGAACGGTATGAGTGGTGTGCAGCCTGTATTCAATCTGAATGAAAAGACAGGTGCAGGTTTCGGTGGTAGTGAATGGTTGTGGGTAGTCGTTTTATTCGTGTTACTTGGTGGTGGTGGTAATCTCTTTGGTAACAAAGGGAATGCTGCAACTCAGGCAGACATTCAGAGGGGCTTTGATTACTCTAATGAAATGTCTCAGATGCGTGGGCTGACCTATGGACAGTCTAATAGCACCTATGCTCTCACGAATGGTATCAATGGTCTGGAGAAGACTGTCATGCAGGGCAACTTTGGTCTTATGCAGCAGCTTGCTCAGAATCAGCAGGCATCTCAGATGTGCTGCTGCGAAACGAACAGAAACCTTGATGCAGTTCGTACAGAAGGGTATAGGAACACTTGCAGCATCGTAGAAGCTATCAAAGAGGATGGAGAGAAGACCAGAGCAATGTTCTCTGCATACCAGATGGCAGAACTGAAAGCTAAACTGGAAGAAAGGGATAGACAGCTCATGGCAGCGAATATCCTTAATGGACAGACAGCACAGACTGCGGATCTTGTTCAGAGACTTCGCCCTGCTCCTGTTCCTGCTTTCATTGTTCCAAATCCTTTAGCACCTACAGGTACTACTACACCTACTACTTAGTAATAAGTTAGTCGGTAAGTTAAATATGGTGGGGGTGTCTTTTGGCACCCCTATTATATTTATATTAAGCATGTTATACTATAGGCAGAAAGAAGGGATAAATATGATTGCAACATTAGCTGTTATTGCTTTCTTAATTGCTGCTGCTATTGTAGAAGAAAAAGAAGGAACATCATATGCAGGAGCATGTATGATTGTTTTTGTATTTCTCTCTTTCGTTGTTGCTCCTATAGGAGTTATACTTCTTGTATTGCTCAAATTATTATGATTTTGCACAGCACTAGATAAGTGCTGTTTTTTTTTGTGTGTGAGGTAAGCATGAACTTCTTAGACAGTATCGTTTCTGTTCTGACCATCGCGACACTGGTGAGTAGTGGGTTCAATTATCTTGTAATCCGCCCTATACAGAAGACGATTGACATGAACACTAAGGTTTTATCTGAGCTGAAAAGAGAAGTAGAAATGAGTGCAGCAGACAGACGTGCATTAGATGCTAGGATGACAGCTATGGAAATGGCACATCGTATTAACAATGATCGTATTGCACGTATGGAGGATATGTGGGACAAATTAAATCAAAACTAATCAAAGTGTTGTCTACATTCAAACCAAAGAGACGAGACAAAGAATCCATGACATTGATTAAGTTCAATGTCAATTTTTTAATTCTTTGTCTTTTTATTTATTTGACAATGACAGCATATGAATGGATTATGACAGGACACCCTAATATCCCAGAATTTAGACAGTTCATTATTGTCGTGATTGGGATGACAGCCACTGTAACTTTGCTTAGTAGGTGGCTTTATGATGCAGATAAAGATGGGGTGCCTGATGAAGTAAAGAAAGAAAATGGAAGGAGATTCCCATATGACCCCAGATGAATTTATTGAAATGATTGGAGATACTGCTGGTGATGTCTGTGCAGAATATAATCTTCCTGCATCTGTGTGCATTGCACAGGCTATTCTTGAAAGTGGTTGGGGCAGGTACTGCATTGGACAGTACAACTACTTTGGACGTAAATGGAATGGCTGGGGTAATTATGTACGGCAGCAGACTACTGAATATGAAAATGGACACTATATAACTATCTATGACAAATTCCAGTCTTATGAAACACTGGAAGAAGCCATTAGAGACTGGTGTATCCTTATTACTGAAGACTACAAATATGCTGAAGTTGTAGAAGCGTGGGAAAGTACTTGGTCTGTAGAAGACTTTGTACGCACTCTTGCACCGATTTATGCAACTGACCCTGACTATGCAGACAAGGTGCTGTCTACGATTAGAGCAAATGATCTTGATAGATATGATGGATGGGGTGATGAAGATGTTTGAAATTGATCCTACACTTTTGGATGAAATTGCACAGGGTGAAGTACAAGCGATTCGTGAAGGGCTTGCTGACCCAGAAATGCGGAAAGACCCACGTTTCCTTGACCGTGTAAGAAAATTCTTGAAAGACAATGATTTGATTGTCTCCCCTCGCACTAAGGGTGTTGCAGACATACAGCAGCAGATTGAGCGTCAGCACATCCCAATTTTTGATGATGTGAAAGACGGTGTAGATATTGATCGACTTAACTGATTTTACAGGAGCATGTTGGACAAACACCCAGATTCAAAAAGCTAAGACTGATTTTAGGGTGTTTGTCTATATGCTTTGGCATGATTTGGGATTACCAGAACCAACACCAATTCAGTATGATATTGCTAAACACCTTATGACATATCCCAGTAAACGATTCATCATAGAAGGATTCCGTGGTGTCGCTAAATCCTATCTGACATGTGCATACGCTGTATGGAAACTTTGGAATGAACCGCAGATTAAAGTACTGATTGTGTCTGCGTCTAAAGATAGAGCAGATGCGAACGCTGTATTTGTACGGCGTATCATTATGCTGCTTCCTTTCCTTGCGGAATTAAAAACAAAAGAAGGACAGAGAAACACCCAGAATCTCTTTGACGTAGGCTTGGCTATCCCAGATATTTCTCCGTCTGTAAAGTCTGTAGGTATCACTGGACAGATTACTGGTTCTCGTGCAGACCTTCTGATTGCAGATGACGTAGAAGTTCCAGGTAACTCTGGCACCCAGACACAACGTGATAAACTAGGAGAAGCAGTAAAAGAATTTGATTCTGTTATTAAACCTGGGGGACAAATCATCTATCTGGGTACACCTCAGAATGAAATGTCTCTCTATACTGAACTTCAGAAACGTGGGTATCACTGTCGTATCTGGACAGTCCGTTATCCAGAGGACAAGAAACAGCTCGAAGATTACGGAGACACCCTTGCTCCGTTTATTCTTGATAACTGGGAAGCGCATAAGGGAGAGCCAACTGACCCAAAACGATTCAATGCACAGGACATTGCAGAGCGAGAGTTGTCTTATGGCAAAGCTGGGTTTGCTTTACAGTTCATGCTTAATACCAACTTGTCGGATCAAGAGAAGTATCCACTTAAAGTACAGGACTTGATTGTAGCGGATCTGGATATGAATGAAGCTAGTCTTAAATGGTCTTGGACTGCTGATCCTACAAAGAGATGGAAGGATGTAGCGTCTGTAGCGCTGAAAGGGGATTACTTCTATTCTCCTCTCTTGCAGTCCCCAGAAACAGCTGAATACACTGGAACAGTTATGGCTATTGATCCATCTGGACGTGGTAAGGATGAAACGGCATATGCAATCATCAAATACCTTAATGGCTATTTGTTCTTGATGGAAAGTGGCGGTTATACCTCTGGTTACAGTGATAACACACTGGAGACACTGGCTAACAAAGCTAAGTTCTGGAAGGTTAATACAGTTGTCTATGAATCTAACTTTGGTGATGGTATGTTTGGCAAACTTCTTGCTCCTATCTTTACCAGAATCTATCCCTGTGCTTTGGAAGAAATCAGAAGTAAGGCACAGAAGGAACAGCGTATTATAGACACCCTTGAACCTGTTATGATGAGACACAAGCTCATTGTCAATAAAGGGGTAATCACTGCTGACTATAAGACGTATGAATCTAGTCCTAACTATTCTTTAATCTATCAAATGACACGGCTCACCAATGAAAGAGGGGCACTTGCTCATGATGATAGATTGGATGCTGTCACTATGGCTGTAGAGTTCTTTGCTAATTCGATGGATAGGGATTATCAAACAGGGATGGACGAACAACTGGATGAGTTACTTGAACAATGGGATGACCCAGACAGAGGTATCTTCTATATTCCAGAACTGAATCAGACAAACCCTAGACCTGTTGGCAGAGAGAACTATAGCAAGGTGAAACTGGCAATGTTAAAGGATCTAAACACAGCGGAGAAAGTTTCATATAAAAGACAACTCTAGTTTAGGAAAGACCTAAAGAAGACCTAATTGTGGCACATATATACAAAGTTCTAATTGTGGCACGTAGAAAGGGAGACTGAGGGAATCTATATTATATACATGTATCTCTTGTTTCTGTAACTTGGAACTCTATGAAATAAGAGATATATGTTTCCTACACTAGGTATAGCATGTGAATCACTATGTGTGTAAACTATTAGAACTTTCAATGTGACACACCGAAGGTCTACATCCTTTATTACAGTATTGAGAATGAAAATAGGTGATTCTAAAGTGATTGATTTTAATGATGTAAATAAAAGAAATATCCTTATTGTTATTATTCTGATGATTTTCTTTATTGGAACAACAACAATGATTTACCATTATGGATATGATAAAGGGTATAAAGAAGGAACAACAAAAACAACTACAACTACAGATTCCTATACTTCACCCTCTTTGACTACTGAAATAACAGCAGCAAGTAAAACCAATACGTCTGATCCAGATTTGATTCTGAATAACCACTATCATGCAGTCATCAATGGTGATGACATTCAGATACCAGTTAAAGATAAGTACATTAAAGAAACATTAAAAGACACATCTTCTTCTCCTTCATCCTCTACTACTTCCACTACTTCCACCACTGCACGTGTAGATCAAACGCTAGACCTCACACCCATCTTCAAAGACTATGAAAAGAAGCACAAGTGGGAAGTGGGTACTGGGATAGGAAGGGTGTCTAATGAATGGTACGTTCCGATTGAAGTACAAAGGAATTTTGGGTACAATAAAAGTGTGTCTTTTCAACTGAATGTCAAAGACAACAAGGTTGATGGATTTCAAGCAAGTTATAAGATTAGATTTTAA